TCAATCGGACTGGAAAGACGAGGCGGTCCTCATAATTCTCAGTTTGCCCGTGTTGGTGCTCGCTTGGGCAGTGATATCGGATGACCCGACAGCGATGGACAAAGTAAAATTATTCTTTGATATGTTCTCGCAGCTCCCATCATGGTTCACAAATTTGTGGATTCTTGTCGTGGCGAGTATTTATGGTATAAAGGGTACACAAATTTTTAGAAACGGAGGAAAAAAATAATGCCTGGAACAATGATGAAAAGACCTATGTATAAAAAAGGTTCAAAAC